TAGCGAGCGCGGTTCCTTTACCGAGCAGGTAGCCCCCGGTTGAGAAGCGAGACGCCGCGACTCCTTCGAGGCCCTTGAGGAGATCCGCGTAGGTTCCTAAAGTCCCGCGCTCTAAATCGCCCGAAGCTGCGCCCATCGAGCCGCCGGTTTTCAAATAATCCATCAGCACATTCTGCTGTTTCGCCCGGGCGTCATTACCCGCCGCGGATTCGGCACGGAGAGCCTGATCGGCGAAGTCTGCCATTCCCTGATTTTGTGAGCCGGAAGCCACAATCGAACCGGGGCCTCCGCCCCGTGCTAGAGCACGCGCTCGGACGGATTCGCCCTGTTGAGCGGCTGCGGTAGCGGCGGCGTCACGGGCCGCGGACACGGCGTCTTCGAGAGACATCGTGGGGTTCGTTTTGAGGATTTCGAGCGCCTTTTGCTGAAGCGCCTGGGAAGTAGCCGTCGCACCTCCTCCCTGGATGCCTTTTAAAGCCGCGAGTTCGCCGACCGCGCCGGTGTTAGTGAGACCCCCGACGCCGAGACTACCAGCCAGCGCATTCTGACCCGCGGCGTCTAAAGCCTGGGTTCCGGAAGTGACACCCCCGCCCATGAGCATTTGGAGAGCCTGCTGAATCCCGGTCTGGGAGCCAGAAGTAGCCCCGCCTTGCGCCTGGATGCCCTGCGCGCCGCTGAGAACGGAGCGGAGGATGTCAGTAAGCCCCCCACCATTTACAGCGTCCAGAGCCCGGTCCTGGTAGCCGCGGTTCAAATCCGTTCCGCCACCAGAGTTAATCATGTCCTGGCCGCGTTCGGAGAAGTTCCGCATCGGGTCGTTTAAACCGTTTGCGAAACTCTGCCCTTGGTCGAACAAAGCGTAGTTCTGCGGAGTCCAGCCGCGGTCTCCGAAGATCGAGTTAGCCCCGCCGAGGAGTTCGGCTAGGCCCCCGGAAGCGCCGCCGATTTGATCGTTGTTGAACGATCCGCCGTACTGCTCCATCAAACCGGGGATTTGACCCGAGAGAGCCGCAGCATTGTCCATGTACGGACCAAGCGCCCCGTTGACCATTTGCGAGAAACGATCCCCCGCGCCTAGAGCTTGGTCCCGCGCCGGGTTGAAGACGTTGTTGAACTGGTTCTGCCAGTTTTCATACTGACCGCGACCAAAGTTGAGGTTGTTGGTGTAGGCTCCGTGCTGCCAGTCGAGAGCTTGCTGGCCGGAGATACCACCTAGAATACCGCCCGCGAGGTTACCGAGAGCGCCTACTGGGTTGAGAATCGAACTTAACAGGCTGGTGATCGAATTGACGCCGCTGGACATAGATGTGTAACCTCACATCTATTCTACCGTTCTACGCTGCCGTGATAGCCGCGGACGGGGAGTTCTCCGGGGTGTTCGTAAAGCCGTTGTTTAGTTGCGTTTGTACGAAGAAGGTTAGGCGGGCGTTTGAAGGAGGCAGAAGTTGCACCGTCGCGGGGGATTTTCGAGCCGCGGTTACTAAAGTGGGCTGTTGAATTTGCCCCGAAACCGCGTAATATACGTTGTACCCCGCGATCTTACTCGTGAAGCCTTCCGGTTCCAGCCAGGAGATTATGTACTTCGTCGTCGACGGTGAAGAAACCTTAACGGAAGAGACATAGGGGACACGGGTGAAGCCGCGTTGTTGGGGAGGTAAAGAAGTCCCCTCCGCGGCATTGGCGCGGTTTATCAGGCGGGCTAAGGAGAAAGCGTCTTCGCGGTTGTATTCCATTAACGCGGCTCCTTCAGATCGAAGACCTTAATCGCGGCTTTTCGAGCTTTTAGGAAGAGAAGATGGTCGATTTCCCGCTTCGCCGGGTCGCAGGAAGGCCGCTCAAAAGTCCGGCTCATCTGGCACCCGGCGAGTTTGTAAAGAAAGGGTGTCCAGGACTTCTCGAACTCCAGGATGTCCGGTACGATGTCCGCTTGGGTGGCGCTGGTTATTTGAGCGAGGTAGAGAACGATGATGAAGCGCATCACGGCCCCGATCCGGCTTCGGGCTGGAAGACGAGGCTTAGGTTGAGGACTTCGACGAGGTCGGTGGTGGCTTCTCGCTGCATCTCAACGGCGAAGCGGTGGCCGACGCCGAGGCGGGTTAGGAGACGGGAAGCGTAGCCTTTCGAAGCCCCGCGGCGGGAAGGGGGGTTGACGTAGTTTAACGACTCGGGCGAAGTCCAGTAGTCGTCGACGTAGAGGAAGACGGACGGGTCGAGGTCGCCGGGGTATAAGGTACGGTCGTAGAGAACGCCGTAGAGAAAGGGGTCGAGAGCCGGGTCGCGGAGGGCGTTGACGTGGTTCCCTGGAGGGTTGGTCAGTAGAGAAGTCCGAATCTGCCAACCGTAAGGCCGCAAAACTCCGTTGAAGGAATCCGTGCCGATGTTAACCCGGGGGTCGATGTAGTTGACACAGGCGTTTTCTTCCTCTTCCGCATCCATGAGGTAGTAGAGGAGGCGTTTCTGCTCCGACGGGGTGGCGGGGATTATGCCGGAGGCTAGGGCCGTGGATGGAACCGACCAGGGGGTGTTCCAGAAGTCGGTGTTCTTCTGCTGCGACTTTTTAATATCGTAGATGTAGGTTCGCGAGTTCGCGACGTTACGCGGCGTGCAGATGGCGACGACCAGCCATTCTTTTTCCAAATCCGCCCAGTATTCGATGTCGAAGTAGGTTTCGTCGTTGGATTCAAGGATCTGCCGGAAGTCGTCGTAGAGAGGGTCGGAGATGATATCCGGCTGTTTCGCCCCCGGGTCTTTGATAACCGCTAACCGGTAGTCGCCGGTTAGGAAGACGACGTTCGAGCCGTAGCGGGTAACCGCGCGGTGTTGCCGGATAGCCGCGCCGTAATTGTCGTACAGCGGCTGGATGTTGAAGGTTTCTTTCGTCGAGCCCGTGAGGATGTAGGTTTGAGCTTCCGACCAGGAGTAAAGGGCGGAGTTAGTCGCGATGAGATTCTGGCCTTCTTCTTGGAGCCGGAAGAAATTGCCGAAGAGACCGGAGGGGAAACATTCCTCCGGGATGCCTTCGGTTAGTTCTTCTTGGGCGGAATAGGAGAGAATGTTCTCAATCCAGAACCAGATACGGCCTTGGTAGTAAGCTAACGGGGAAGACTGTTGAACCGCGTCGACACCGACGACCTTCGGAGCCACGTAGGACGGAGGCGGGCCGTTAGAGGTTAGCGACGGGGCTACTTCCGCGGTGTTTATAAAAGCGTCTGGAATCGGGTCGTTTTCGGTTGTTCCTGAAAAGCCGGAGCCGAAGGTTTTGTCTTCGTAGGTCAACGAAGCTCCGGTGTTCGTAACCTCGTCGATTTTATAGAAAGTCCCACCGCCGTCAGTCGTTCGGTAGATGCAGATCGTCGGGATGTTCGTCGTATCCGTACCGGTCAGGTTGAGAACGATCTTCGGACAGAGGTTTTTAAACGGCCCGGTTCCGGAAGGCGGGTAGTCAGGGTTTTCCTCAAGCGGTGCGCGGTTCGATACATTTCCAGTGATCGACTTATACGCATAGGTGTAGAACCACCCCTGCGAGACATCTACAGCGTGGGAAGAAGTCGCCCAGCCTTCGCGGTAGAGAAGCAAGATCCCCGTGTCATGGGCCGCGGCGGTCGTCCCGTTAACCCCGCGCGTGATGTTGTAGACGCCGGGCGAGGCCAGAGACGTGACTGTAACCTGTTCGTATTCGATTTGTAAATCGAAGGGATAAACTCCGTCGAAGGGGTCGACGGCGGTGGAGTAGGAAAGCGTAGTCGCCGTGTCAGTGAGATCCGCGGTGAGCTTCCCGACAATAGCGTTTAAACGCGCGGCGGTGGTCGGGCCGAGGATACCCCAGGGGCGGACGGTAACTACCCCGCCGGTCCCGTCGAAGATGACCGAGCCGAGTTTTTCTCCAGTCGACGCGCCGGGGAAGGCTTTGATGTAGAAACGACCGCGAGCCGCGACACCTTCATGGGGTGTCACCGAAGCGTTGATGGAACGGTAGGAGCCGAGGGAGACCCAGGTTGTAGGGTCGGTTGTGATATTGCAGTATTCGAGGTAGTAGAGACCGGTGACGGAGTCTCGGAGGGAGGCGAGGAGGTAAGTGATCGGGTCGTCTTCCATCGTCCGATACACCCAGAGGCGGTCGGCTCGCGTCTGACTAATCCGCGGGGAGACGGTTAAAGTTCCCGGGCGTTTCACCGACGCGCCTCCCAAAGTGACGTAGTTGTCGTAGCCCCCGACTAGCCGCGGTGGTTTAGCCAGCGGGTGGAGGACTCGGTTGTACGGAAGTTCAAGATTCTCGAACTCCAATACGTCGAATTGGGAGTTTTGGGCCATTTAGAAGCCGAGGAGGAGCGACAAAAGCTGCTGTTGTGTAATCCCGTTGTTCTGAGGTTGCGTCGGTTGAGTAAGCGGGCTCATTGTGCCTTGGTTGTAACGCGGGAGATTCGGGTAATACCCGGAGTTCGCGTAAGGCTGACGGTTCTGTTGTCGCTGCCCGCCCATGCCAAGCAACTGTAACAACTGCATCAACTGATTCTGCTGCTGCCCACCCGGCTGCTGAGTCATAGCCCCGGGCTGAGGCCCGGTTAAGGAAGGTTCAGTGCCGGGGCCTCCGACGAGGGGATTAGGAGCGGTTGGGGTAGGGGCGGCGGTGACCGGGGCGGTCGGGGCCGTCGGAGGGTGGTAGCCGGGGGTCTGCGACGGGTTAATCATCGGGTTGCCTGTGAGGTAGATGGCACCCGCGTTTGGATCTTTGACCGCCGGGCCTGCGTTGCGTTCCACATCCGTCATGGCGTTGGCGGTGGCCGCGTCGTATTTGGAATAACGGTCGGCGAGGAGACCGGCGTTTAGCTGAGTACCGTTGCCGAAGCTGATTTGGTTTTGACCAAAGTCGCCGAAGGGGCCGACGGTTTTTGTCCGCTCGACGGTACCGCCGAGACCTTGAGCAAGCGTATTCGCGGTGTTGTCGTCGGCGTATTGAAGGGGGTTGTATCCGCCGGGGGCGTTATACGAGGGTTTCCAACCGGGGTTTCCGAAGGAGTTTTGATTCTGTGCCGGAGGAGGGGCCGCGGGGTTACCGAACCGCCCGGGCTGGGAGTAAACGCCGCCTTGCGGATTTCCGTTGGTTTGAACTAAAGAAGCTCCGTTGAAGCCGGAGGTTGAGCCGTTCGGGGAAGGCGCACCACCTCCGAGTGGTGTTTCCGGGGCCGTCGAGCCACCACCGCCGTACGAGAATCCGTCGAGCGACGGTTGATAGCCGGGTGTAAACTGTCCCATTTGAGTTAGCCTTTCGGAAATTCAGCGTCGAGGGCGGAGATTGCGGTGGTCGCGCCGTGTTTGATAAGGGCGACGGCGAACAGGCCGGGGTTGAAGGAGAGGTTCCGACCGTCGCGTTTGGTGACTTCAACCGACCATTGTTTCGCCGAGTCGGAGAAGAACAAAGTCTTCACCTCGTATTTATGCGCGTACCAGAAGTTCGGGAGGGATTTAACAACCTCCAACACCCAATCGACGGTGTCTTCGGACGGGAACTGAACCGGGTTACCCGGGGGCAGGTGGAGTAGTTGCTGACTAACCGGCTGTTCGAAGGTGAAGTCGGAGATCGGCTTATCCGTCTCGGGGTCGACGAACTTCTTCAACTCCGGTGCGTACCAAAGGCCGTTGTACTCGACCTTTTCCAGCGGCTTCTTAACGCCCGGCTTTTCCGGCTTCGGCTCGACAGGTTTCTTTTCCGCCTCGACAGGTTTCGTCACATCTTCCGGTTTCACAACAAACATTCGTGTTAGCTCCTGCACCTATTTTAACTGGTGTCGGAACGCGGTAATAAACCGGAAGAGTTCGGCGTTTAAACGTGTCGACAGAAGCGAAGCCGCGGTTCGTTTTTTGACTAACGAACTCCTCCCAGGTCATAGCCATGGGAAGACGCCGGGGATTAGCGTGTTGGAGAAGCCTGGGACGAGGGAGGATTCCGGAGCAATGTTCGGATCGCCCATCTCGAAGCCTTCCGCCGCCGCCATGTCGTTGATCGAACGGATAGCGAGGAGTTCGCGGTCGGCTACGTCTTTCGAGCCCTGAGCGACCCCCGCGGCCCAGCGCATCACAGTGACCATGGTGGATAAATGCCGGTCGTCGTAGGGCAACAGCTGAGTGCCGTAGATTTGAGAGGTGACCTTGGTGGGGTTCTTCTTATACTCCCCGGTAACAACCCATTCGTGCCCGGAAGTGTTATCCGGCGCGGGCCGGTCGAGCTTAAAAGCCTGAGTCGCGCCGTCGTAGGAGATGTACGTCGGGTAGTTGCGAATGTGTGTTTGTCGGAGATCCCGGCGGGTGTGGAGTTCGAAGTATTGAGGTGGTATTACAGTGGGTCGGACGAGAAAGGCTTGGTTAAAACCCTGGAAGTCCGTCGGAACGGCAACTTCAGGAGCGCCGTAATACTGCTGCTGCGGGACGAGGCCGAAAGGGGGGAGGATGGCGAGAGACTGCCGCCAGTTGTACGAGTTCCAGATCTTCTCGTTCATCATGTTGCAAATAGCGACGGCTTTGTTATCTTCCTCGGACATACCGAGCGAGCCGCGGATCATGTTGAAGATGTCGATGTATCGGTAGGTGATCGCCATTACTTACCTTTCTTCGCGGTGTCGACCGGGGGAGACGGTTGGACTAACATGGGTTCGGTCTCTCGCATGTGTTGGATGTTGGCTTCGAAGACCCCGCGCTGGCCGGTGTAGACAGGTTGCCCGCCGCCGGAAAATTGAACGCCGCCTGCACGACCGTCGTCCGCGAAGAGATACGCTTGGTAGAGGACCGCGGAGACGTAGACATGAAACCATTCGTCGTCGAACACCTGGACGCCCGCGGTGTGGGAGTTTTCCGCGGTTATCGTAGGACAGGTTTTCTTATACAGTGTTATCAACTGAGTTCCCGAAGTAACCGTCCCCGTCGGCTTCGGCGCGACACGAATTCGATTCGCTTCCGGGTGGGTGATTTGAGTGGGTAAAGCTGAAACCCTCTTAACCGACGAATGAATATGCGCCACCGCGTCCACATCGCGGCCTACGTCATCGCCGCCCGCGGAGATATACGCCGTCCCGGGAACTAACATAAGGAAGTCCGACGGGTCAACCGTGACATAGTCAACCCGCGAGGCTTCGAGCGTCACTACCGGGTAGTTACCTAACGTCCAACGCCACGGAGCCGCCATCCAGAACATCTTCATCGCGTTGTCGAGGATGAGCGGGCCAGCTTCCTCCAAGGGCATTAGTTTGATGAACGCCTTGGAGAAGTTGAATGCGTCGATTGGACGGTAGGTAGAGGCCATGATTAGAAGTCCGGGCCGCCGACGGTCGTCGGATCAGGGCGCAGGTGCATCGGAAGGCCCCCGGTAGCCGGGTCGTTACCGGTGAATTCCTTCTGACAAGCCTGACACAGCCAGTGGTAGGTGCGGCGGGAGTCGCGTTGGCCGACGACGGCGGTCTTACCGTTTTCCTTCAAGTGGAAACACGCAGCCTGAGCCGCGGCTCGTTGCGCTTTACCCTTCTCCAACTGCTGGACGGTGGATAGTCGCAAAGCCTGCCCCTCGGCCTTCTTCGTCGCCTGCACGTCCAAGGCTTCCTGCTGAAGCGCCAACTGCTGCTCCAATTGCTGGATCTGTAATAGTTCCCGCCGCTTCTGAAGTTCCGCGAGTTCGGGATCGTAAGACCCGTTACTCGGAGGGCGAGTAGGAGGAGCTGCGGTGATGTTGATTTGATTTTTGTCCGACATACGCCTATTCTACCTTGAAGATGAAACCGGTAGCCGCTTCCAAATCGTCCCACTTGCCCGACCAGTGGACGGTGCCGCCCATGCGGGAATAAGCCCAGCGGGCGGGTTTAGAGCGCGCGTCTATGTGGATGTAGTTCTGCCAGGGGTTCACGCCGATACCTTTTAACTCGGGGTGCTGAAGGACGGCGTTGAGGAGAGCTTTGAGAGAAAGCCCCGGGCAGGAGATATCCGCGGCGATTCCGTAGGTGTGGGCCGAGAAGGTGCCTGGGGGTTTGGACCGCTCGATCGGGTGAGCCGCGCATCGGAAGCCAGAGTTGATTATCAAAGGCCGGGCGATTTCGTCTCGCAGTTTCTGGACGATCCGAACGAATGACATCTCCGCACGGCATACGCCACAGTGTTTACACGAGAACTCTTCGACCGAGAAGTTAGGAGTCAGCATCTTCGTCGTCACGCCGGGGTCCCTTCGATATCAGTTCTCCGGCCAGTATGAACCGCCCAGCCGCGCGAAGATCCGCAGCCGAAGGTCTTCTCCACTTGGTCTAAGTCAAGTTCGCCGGATTCGAGCAGATACAGAAGAACCGTGCGATAGCCGCGCTTAACTTCCGACCAGGGGAGTTCGACTGCTTCTTCGTGAGGCCGCAGACCGTCGAATTTAAACTCGCCTGCCTCCTCGTCCCAATGCGCTTTTGGAAAATCGGCCCTCTCCAGATGATGATGAAGATGCCCGCCTTTGGTCGTTAAAGTGTTATCCGAGTTCTGCACTACCTCAGTCTTCCGCGACCTCAGAGAATACTCCGGCATCCACCCACTCTCGTAAACGCAAATCGGTTCAGCCACGCCCCGGCGTTCGACAAAAACCACCCGCTTATCCGGTTTCAGCGGAAGGGTGCGGAAACGAAGCCGTGCGTTTAAACGCGCGACCTTCTTCTCAAACTCCTCCGTGTTCATACCAGTCGCGAGGCGGGCAAGCGAAGTCGGGTCGTCGGCGGTGTCGATCCAGACGGACTGGCTTAGAGTGGCCGCTTTGTGCTTCTCCAGGCGCTCCATGTAGGCGTCAATCAGGGATTCTTCAGCTAACCGATCCAACGCCGCTTCATCGCGTACAATCATCATTTCCCTTTCGTCAAGGTGCCGTTTAACTCAGCCACGGCAACCCGTAGCTGCGTAAGCTCCTTCGTCAGATCCTGAATCGCAGCATCATGCCGAAGCACGATTACCTGCAATTCCGAAACCTGCTGTGATTTTACACCATATCCGAAAGCCAGAGACCCGCAGAGTGACAGTGCGGCAACAACTCCTGCGAGAAACTCTCGGGGTGTTACATTGATCTCATCGGCGAATGACAATTTACATGTTCTCCTTAGTTGATGATCGTGAAGCTGAAACAACGGGGGTTTGTAACCGGGGCCGCTGTGGTCGTGATCGTGAAAGACGTTCCAGCAGTCCGGGCGCTGACGTAGGCATCTGCGTAGGTCACATTACAAGTGACGCCAAGCTGGGCGGCTGCGGAGATGTCCATGGTGAGGAAGATCTGGGAATTTGCAGTAATGGCGGTTGTCGAGACTACTACTGTGGTAGCTGCCGCTTCGATGACTACGAAACCGGCTGATGCCGCGCCACAACTTGCCGCCCCGGAGCCGTCGAGACAGATGTCCTTTGTGTTGAGCCGGGTGCCGCGAACGAAGCCGTCAACGTCGAATGCGTATCCACTTCCCGGGGTACGAAGGACGCCGATACCGAAATTAGAGATAAGCTGACCGGAAGATTCGATAACTACGTCATCTGCTTCGGCAGTTGTTCGAATGGACGAGAAACGAACGAATGACATCCGACCAGAGGCATTCCAGGTAATACCCCGCTGAGAGTTAGTTCCGGTGGCAGTAGTTCCGAAGATGACAGCATGGTTAACGCTGCCAGATGCTGAGGGCCGGAATTCGTGGATAGACTTAGTGTTTGTATTCGAAGCTGCCCAGCCGAAGTATCCGCTGCTGAAGCCCGGAGATGTTGGAGTAATTGACGAGAGGGCGGCGAAGGAAATTGGAGATGTAACTGAGTAGTAGTTGTTTGTACCAACGGTAACCCCTACCGCAGCGGCTTTGATGTCCAGGCCGGTTGTGAATAGGCCAATTACGTTGCCGCCGATGAAAGCGTTCTGCACGTCACCGATTTTAATCGCAGTTCCGCCAGCTTGCATGGAGTTGTTGTTGATGATTACATTAGAGATGTCGTCAGTCGTGTCGTCGCCGATGTCGAAGGCGATATATGCTACTCCGCCAGCGCCGGTTACTACATTTCCGGTAACGGTAATGCCTAGGAATCCAGGCGTACCCCGGGCTCGAAAAGAGTATTCTGTCTGATTGTCAAATGAATTATCCGCCACAATCGCGATGATCGTAGCGCCAGTCATTGCCATGTCAACGCCAGCGCCGGAGGTATTAAACTTATTGCCGATAATCTTGGACCCGCCGCCTGATTCCCAGGAAATAGCCTTGGTGCCGATGCCCGGAGCGCCAATTACTAGGAAGTTATTCGACGTAATCGAGTGGTCCCCGACGTCCGCGTTGTAGGTGTTGCGAATCCGTAGCCCGATGTCGGTGTAGCCGAAGAAGAGATTCCGATGGATCTGCGCCGCGCAGCCTTTTTCGAAGTCGATACCTGTTGGAAGAGTGTATAACTGCATGTCCTGTACGACTGAGTAGCAGTTGTGGCTGGCCGCGGAAGTGAATTGAATTCCCCCGCCAGAAGCCATACCAGATCCGTGGATTACAAAGTTTGATAAGTTAACCGGGTATGATCCTCCAGCGCCTAGTCCTACCGAAATGGCGAAGTTGTTCGAAGAGATGGCGAGTTCGGAGCCGCCGTTAATCGAGTTATCCACGCCGGTTACGGTAATAGGCCCTTGGATGTAAACAGTAGCCGTTTCTCCCGGGGCGGCTTCATCGAGAGTCGTTACTCCCAGGGGGATGGTGACACGCTTCGCACCAGATGCCGCGAGGTTGATAGCTTCTTGCAGCCCATCTGAGGCGGAGGAGAGGGTGTAGGCTCCGGAGTGGGTGTAAGCCGCGGTGAAGGTAATTGTGCAGGAAGAACCGCTACCGATTACATTCGCGAGAAGCACGGTCTCCGCCGTTCCTACGCCGTTTGCGATTCTCACCGCATGGTGTGAGGTGAAAGGGGCGACTCCTTCAGGGCAAGGGGTGAGGGTTTTGTTATTCGCGCCGACTGAGATGGTTCCGCCGGGTGCTTGCGACCAGTTGTAGTCCGCGGGGTTTAAATCGCCGTTACACTGGACGTAGTTGAAGGTAGTGCCGTTAAAAACCGCGCATTGATTGGCCGCTGGAGCGACTCGGGGGTACTTCACGGTGTAAGACGCCGGAAGTTCGCCCGGAGCTTGGAGGGTGACCTTATTCGTTCCGTTTGAGTACTTCTCCCGGAACTCGATAACGCCCGTGTCCGAATCGTTCTGTTTTGGAACTATTGTGACTTTCGTCGAGGACTGAGCATAAACCGCCGCGCTCAGGAGGAGAAAGCTCAGAATCTTACGCATTAACAAGTCCTTTCAGGGTGCCGATAAGTTGCCATCTACTTGACGTCGTATATTGAAAAACGTACTGCGTATAGGTTCCCGCTGTCAGATCCGGGTCTTGGTCGGTCACGCCGTCGAAGATCGCGCCAAAGGTGAGCGTAGAACCACTGACCCCGCCCTGATTGTGCTTGTACGTGAGTACGACACCCGGGACGATGGTCGAGCCGGTGTAGATTGGCGTCGACAGGGTGACCGGAAGGCCATTCGGCAAGCATTCTTGCGAAAGTGCATCGGCCAGATCCAATGTAAGAGTCGCGGCGTAGTCGACGACATAGTAGCCGCCGTTGTAGTAGATAGGCATGTTGGTAGTAACCGTCGGGCCGGAATTTGGAACCGGCGGGATAAGACCGATAGCGGGGGTGGGAAGGGTTAGGGCGGGCGGCGTACAGGTGCTGGAAGAGACGCTGAATAATGCCGTAGGACCGGCGATCTGCTGCCCGGTGGAGTCGTAGTACCAAGCGACGTAGCGGGAGTTCGGCGGCTCGATATCGGCGTTGTAGCAGATGCTCTCAGCCGCGTGGAAAGAGCCGTTGTTGATCGGGACTTTTAGAAACGTCGGGATCGGCACATTTGGGTAAGTCGCCGCGTAATAACCAAGCTGGTAACCGGTCGGTAATACCAAACCGACGAGCAAAAAACCGGTCAACGCCGACCCGTCATCCCAGGTCACAGACACGGACGGATCGAACTTCGCAAACCGAGGTAGCTGAGGTGTCGCCATTACGCTACTATTGTAGCGGGAGTAAAAAAGAAGACCCCGGTTTTAACGCCGGGGCCGGTTGGAGGGTTGTAGGTAAACCGAGTACGGAACACGCGGTTGTTGAGGGAGAAACCCCGGCGGCTGGCTAGAATAGGGGCTGGCCGGGCGGGGGTTATTTTTAGGTTAGCATGGTGATCTTTTAAAAAACTACTTGACGATTAAACCTGACTCATGTATAATCAGAAGTATGGGATCTCAGTATAAACAAAAACAGTGTGAGTTCTGCGGCAAAGATATGCCGATCAACTACAACCAAAAACCGTCCGTCGCGAACCAGCGTCGATTTTGCGCGCAACAGTGTAGTGTTAATTTTCGACACGCGAACTGGAAGGCTCTTGGTAAGGAAACACCGCGGGGGTGGAAGCGCTTAGGTCCAGACGGTGGAAAAATAGTCCGGTCATTTATCGGCGAACGGGCACGCACTAAGTATGCGGCGAATCCGAAAATTTGCAAGGGTTGTGGCGCGTCGATCCCTCTGCCGGAATCGGGAATTCCGAGCGACTTGCGGAATAAGACGCATTGTTCAAAATCATGCTCCGATGCTCATCGGAAGAGAATTACGTTCTGGGGCGAAGATAATCTACCTCCGACGCTAAGGTTATCCACTATCCCGTTCAAGAAGAAAGGGGAGGTTAAAGTTCAAGATCTCCGGCAGCACGCGAAGAAAGTTTATCGAAGCTATTCCAGGGAATGTAAGTGCGAATTGTGCGGGATCGAGCTTCCTTATCTCCCCGAAGTCGCGCACATTATGCCAGTTGCGGCTTGGACTAATGATGCTTTACTTCTGGAGATCAATCAGTTGTCCAATTTAATCGGACTCTGCCCGTCGGATCACAAATCCTTCGACCTTGGGCATATTCCGCTTGGACGTATAAAAGAAAAGGTCGCGATCCGAAGACCACGACCTTGACTCTTTTTGTAACTGACCTGGGCTCAGGCTATCGAGCTTTGAGCATCAATAGTACGGTATCGGTAACTTCCACCTACTCCCGTAGTCCCGTCAATTACAACGGCGGTGTATGTGAAACGGTATGAGACTGCGCCGCCAATTTGCCCTTCAGGATCTGGAATGCTGGGCACTCCGCCTCTCACGACGCGGACGTTAAAGCCCTGTTTCGTGGGGTCGACGACCCGCGAGGGAACGGAGCCTTCGAGAGAGGTACAAGCGATACCGCCCTTGCCGAAGACATACGTCCGGTAGGAGGTCGGAGAGCCCGCGGAGTACACGTTCGTCGACTCGATGATCTTCGAGCCCGCCACGGTAGCGAACTGGCCGCGGTCCTGGCGGTTAACCAGATTGGCCTTGTCCGGGTTCGTGTACTTGAAGATGTCGGCGAGACCGTTAGCGGCAGGGTCGTTGGCAAGGTCGTAGGAGTTGTAGGGGCTGGTAACCACCAAGAACTGCCCGTCTTCGAACGGTTCGACGTCGATGCCTTGCAAACCGTGAACAGCCGCGCGGATGTCGGCGACTTTCAGGTAGGTGGCGATGGGATTCTGGTTGGTCGAGGCCGATTCGGCGTCAATCACGTTGCGCGTGATGGTGTCGACGGACAAGCCGCCCTGGTAGCCCAGGAGTTCGCCAGCGGACTGGAGAATCGGGTCGGGAGCCGTTTCGTCCAACAGCGTGGAAACGGTGATGAAAGAGGAGTACTCCGAAACCGTCGCCGACACAATCTTGGACGTGAGCGACTGCGAAGTGCCGACCGAGCCTTCGGTGGAGGGCGTAGTATTCGCCGCGAGGTTCGAATACCGGTACCACTGAGCGGTACGGCCCGAACGAGCGGGGATGTTGTCCTCCATGCAGGCGTCCCGGAAGCGGAACTTCTTCTGAAGACGAGAAAGGGCCTTGCGCTTGATGAATACGTTTTGTAGATGCGCGAGACCCGGAGAGGTAGTAGCGTTCCCTGAAGGCGCGTAGCCCATTTGTAAAATCTCCTGTGCGCGGGCCGACGCCCTTGCGTTTTTATTGTACCAGGAGTTATGATTTACTAATGGCCCCGAGTCGCAGACTCGTTTAGGATAAGGCTATTAGCGATTCGCGTAAGCCGCGTTCATGAGTTTGCTTAGTTCGTCGTCGGATCGGGAGTTGTAGAAGGCTTCCCATTCGGCGTCGGTTTGCGGCTGGCCGGAGCCGGTGTTGGAGGAGCGGGAGGAGGGGAGGGAGGGTGGGGCCGAGCGTTGGGTCGGACCGTTGTAAGACTGACCCTGTTCGCGCACGCCGGGTTTAATTTGGCCGATTCGTTCGGCGTAGGCGTGGGCCGCTTCGAAGCCTTGCGGGGTGGCGGGGAGGCCGAGGACTTGGCGCGCCTGTTCGACTGCTGAGGCCGCGGCGTTGTCGGTGGCGAGTTCGGGATGCTGGGCGAGGAATTGGTTGACCGACGTCTGCCGGTCGAGTTGCGCGGTTTTCAACAAAGAGTCGGTAAGAACCTCCGCACCATTGTCGATCTTGCCGTCAAAAACCCCGTGCTTAAACATGAGGTTCGCCATGGTTTTGAAATCGCCTTTTTCGAGAGACGAAACGAATTCCTTGACCCTCGGGTCGACTTCGCCGTCTTTGACGACCGGAGTCGCAGGAGCCGGGGGAGGCGCGACATTGGTAGCCGCCGCGGCCCGGGCCTGTTCTTCCAGCCGCGCCATGTGCGTTTCGACGGCGCGTTCCGCTTCTTCCTGCGTGTTGAATTTGTAATCACGTCCGCCGAGGTGGAGTTTGAATCCATCGTCCTTCGGCGTTTCGTCTTTCGGAGCCTCGCCTTTGATTAGATCGGCGACGAGAGCGTCAAAATCTTCCATATTTGGTTGGGACATACGATTATTCTACACCTATACGGGGAGCGAGGAGCGCGTTGTCGGTATCCTGCGGCCAGTCGATGTCGAGGGATTCGGAAACGCCGGGGGTGAATAAGGCGGCGGTCGCGGTCGGGTCGACGCTTTGGCGAAGGGCGAGTTGGATCGACAGAGGTTGGTATTTCAGGTTGAAGAGGATGCGGCGATACGCTCGAAGGTAGCCGAGGTATCTGGATTCCTGCTCGGGCCGGAGATCGAAAGGTTCGAGAAGCCCGATGATGTTGTCGATTTCACTTTGTAGCAGATCGCAGAGGATACGAAACCCGGGCGTCTCCGTGGTGTGCAGAAACGCCCGTTGTTCTTCGAGATTTAGCGCACGCTGTTCTTTTTGTTCTTCCATGCTCTAAGCATATCAAACCGCTTCCTTAGGCCGCGGCTTAGTCATGGCTTTCTTCTTCGGCTCCCCGGAGGTGCCGGGTTTTGCGGCCACTGATTTTTGAGCCTTCAACTGAGCGACCTTAGCCTCACCCATCTTCGCCGCATTATCCCGGGCGACTTCGGAATCCAGCATCGAGTGGAAACGGTTGGTCTGCGCTTCTTCCGCGGCGGATTCGAGCTTAAACCGATGCTCCTGCTCGCCCTGCTGAATCTTCTGCTGCTGTTGAGCGACCGACATCCGCAGGTCCATCTGCTGCTTCTGGCCCGCCAACTGCATCTTCTGCTGCTCCGAAACCAGCTTAATCTGCGCGAGCATCTGCTGCGTTTGCGCCTTCATCTGCTCCATTTCCATCTGCATCTGATGCTTCTGCTGTTCCATCTGCATCTTCATCTGTTCCATCTGTATCTGGTTCGGATCAGGCGGCTCCGGGGCCTTCATGATCTGCGCCTTCTGAATATCCGCCTGGGCCTTCATCTGCCCCAACTGAAGCCGCGTTTGATTTCCTTCCTGAGCCTGAGCCGCTTGCTGCTGCTTCTCCTGTTGGGTCATTTGGATTTCCTGCGGAGTCATTTCTCGGTAAAGAGGATAAAGTTCCGAGGTGCCTGTCGCGTCCTGGACCAGCTTTGTCAACGACTTAACGTCGATGGTCATGTTGATCTTGGATAGTTCGCCCACCAAAGGCCCCGCGAGCCCGTACTGAAAGAACATCGGGAGGGTTTGCTGTAAACGCTCCTTCGTGAGCATTTTAGACGCGGCTACGATGCGGAAGGAGACGTCGTTGAAGAAAGCCGCGCCGGAAACTGTGCGGGCTGGCGAAGACGTAGATTCCGCCGCCGGGACTTGGTCTTCGGGGGTTAAATGGTAGCGGTTGATGTAGTACATCATGTAGAGCATCGGGGTTACCAAGTAATCCTCGATATTCGACACAATCTGCTGCATTCGAGCCGCGCTTCCAGACATCTGAGCCTGGACGCCTGTCGCCGTCCGAGACATATTCCCGGACCGAGGAGCGCCTGAGCCGTCGATACCCGTGCGTTTCTCCGCCGCGGCTCCGATGTACTGAAGCTCGGCATACACGTTCGCCGTAACATCGGGCGGGGCCAGCGACAAAATATCTTCCTTCGGGTTATCAACTTGGTAAGTCGCACCCGCCGACCATCTCTGCTGCGCCGGGGTTAGAATTTGACCCCTACGCATCGCTCGGGGAGGATTAAGGGCAAGGTTGATGTTGTCGAGACGCGCATTAAATAGCGCCTCAGTGTATCGTTGGTTACCTTCCTGCACATCGGCGATTCCGCGGGCATAGAAGCGACCGGGGACTTCGTAACAAGGGGCGAAGGCGGCTGGGATGAATCCATAGGGGTTGCGTTCGTTATACATCACCCATTTGCGCCCGAGAATCCAAATGATCCGCGCCGGGGAGTAGTAGACGAGAAGTTCGATGTTTCGATCCGCGGGGATTGGATTGTAGTCCGAGGAGCCGGGGGAGTAGTTAACGCCGCGGAAGGCTTCGGTTATCTGCTTCGTGTTATCGCCCGCCGTCATGGACTGCGCGGAACAAAGACCGTATAGCTGGTCGTCGTTCGGGATGTCGAAGCCGTCTTGTCCGCGGTAAGCGCGGGCCTGCGCGAGAGTGAGTTTCGCTTTGATGATTATCCCGGAGGATTGAGAGACATCCGGGGAGGACAAGCCCGGGTCCATGTAGACGTCTTTGACATCCAGGAACTCAGGTACGGCCTTTTTAGCCTTGTCGTCCCAGCGGACAATGACACCGCCGTTTCCGTCTAACAGCATTTGTTTAACCGCCCGCGCGACTTCAGGCCGGGCAGACCCGCGGAACTTCCCTCGCGCGTGTTCGAAGTCGTAGAACAGCTTATCCCGAACGTCCTTCGCGGCTTCAGGCGCAGTCCCGCTTTCAGGTACGACCTGAAACCAGTCGTCGGAGGGGAAGAGAGCTTGTGTAATAACTGGGAGCGCGGATTCAACGTGGTCGAAGACGATAGGGAAAGGAAGCGAAGACCGCGGGACCGTCGACCCGGGCCATGTGCGAGGGACGATAGTGCCGAAATACAAACCCGCATTCGCCTGCCACTTCAAATCGCAGTTATTCCGCCGCCAGCCCTCCCAGGTATACATGGTGTTCACCACCATGGTGATCGCGTACTTCGCGTCAACTGGTTGTTCAGGCAACCGTAGCGGTGCTGAGTCTAAGTCAATCGGATCAATCTGAGGAACGTCTTCGTAAACCGGCATTACTTATCCTCGCCCTTCGGGGTGTAGATCCCCAGAACCTTCTGAAAACCCACGTCTTTCAGCAACAAATACACGTCCTTCGCCGCGGCCACGGCCAGTAAGGTCGCGAGCTTCTTCGTATCGGCGAATACCTCCGGCACGACGGCGTTTATCACGAATCCGTTCAGAACGGACGACAGTGCGGTGTATATGATAGTCAGGACAGCCGTTCGGATGTTCATGAGGGTCTCCGATACTATTATCACAGGCCCCCGGTTTTGGCGAGGTCCGGGTGCATACCGTGGGAGTCGGAGGGCGAGTCGAAGTCGCCGGAGAGGCCGAGCATACGGGCGAATTGACGTTGACGGTAGGCGTCGGCGGGGGAGACGCGGTTGGAAATGACTTGTTCAATATGCGTCGGGTCTTGACGAGCGTTTAAACGTCCGAGCCATTCTTTACCTTTGTAAAACGCGGCTAGGGTGTCGAGGATGTCGTCGGTTAGAGGCTTCGGCATTCCGCTTAGTTCGCTTAATAAGGCGTCTTTCTCCTTCAGATCGTCGAGGAAGATAATCTGCTTCGTCATATACGGGTATTGGAGGGTGCGAACGATATTCTCAGTCTTCGACTTCGTGTTGTCGATTTTAACCGTTTCTATCGGGATGTGGAGGCCGCGTTGGTCGCAGTATTGGCGGAAACCGAGCATCAGGCCGGTGACGTAGGCCGTTTCTTCAATAGCCACTCGGACGAAGCCGTTGCGGGATTTTCTCTGGTATGTGGTATACGCGGCTATGATCTGCGCGATTAACTCCGCGGCGAGCCATTTCCCGCGCCGGATGTCGACGATATAGAGCCGCCCGGCGTTGTCCCAGGCTCCGATGGTTATTACCGAGTGATTTGATCGCTCTCCGATAGTCTGAGCGGTATCTACGCGGATTTCATAGTGGGAGACTAAAACGCGCTGTTCGAAGTCCAGACGAGACTTCCAAGCCGGGTATTTGTCGTCTACAGGAAAGACTGTCTGCCCGCCAGCCGCGTGGTTGGGGAAGTTGAACTTCTGGCACGAGACAAGATACGGGTCCATTGCGTATTCAGAGAGAATACCGTCGGATGGGAAGCGATCCGGCCAGATTGAGATAGGGAGTTTGTTTTCGTCGAGCAAATCCGGGAGTCGAACCTCCGCGTAGGTGTATAAACGCGGCTTCCCTCCGGTGTCTTTTTTAAAAATCCCGCGAACAAAGATGTTCCAGTCGCGTTTCTCCTCCGGCAGCATCTCCTGGCCGCGGATAATCTCCCCGTAAGTGTCTTTTTCGTCGTATCGCGTCCCTTCCACGTCGATCCAGAAGCGCGGGGAGACTAAGAGGTTCTGGGAGAGGACGAACTTGCGGAAAATTGTCTTGCAAATCTCCGCGTTGTTCGAGTTATTTTCATCGACGATGTCGGAATACTTCATCAAGTCAAAGTGCGACCCGGCGAGACCCTTTTCAATAGATGCGCCGCGGACTGTGGGCTCTTTTCGAGTGACCGCACGGCCTCGGGCTCGCGTTGTGAACTCGGCTTGAGTACCGAAGGACTCGACTTTCTTCAAATCCGGGCAGTGTTCGGGGAATAGCTCGCGGAAACGGGGGTTTTTCGTGAAGTGGTTCTTGATTTCCGAGATAATATCCTCGGCCTTGTCCAAGTTAGCCTGGATGATGGCGATTGCGATGTCGGGGTAGTTGATTATCCACTGTAGGGTGTGAGAAATGGCGTTGAGGGTCGTCTTTAGACAGCCGCGGGAGTCGAGAATCAACAAACGCCTTTTCCCGGGAAGGTCCATCATGGGGATTAGGGGGCGATACTCCCAGGTTCCGTTGACGAAGCGGTCGTTTTGCTCGATAGTTACCGAATCGGGGCTCGGGAATTTCTGCAAGCGGGACAGTAGCGGCCCGTGAACTTCCTCCGAAACGTCCTTGTATCCTAAAATCTCGTTCGCAAACCAGCGTAAGTCCGTCCGCGCTTTCCATCGTGCGATCCGAATTCTCCGAATCCGCTCATCCATCGACAGTTCGTTACTCATTTTCGCTCCAAGTGACCTTAACCGGGGGTAGTAGGGGCCAGAAATTCACCTTCGTCCGTATCGTCGTCTCGCCTTTGTTCAGCGCCATGATCGCCATGAAGGTGTAGTTGCCTTTGAAAAGCCCTTGGTAGTGGGGTACGGACGACCAATCGCCTTCCGACGGCGCGGTTTCGCAGTAAAACCCGTTTTCCTTCGTCGAACAATGGGAGTGTATATCGCCGATGACGACTAAATCGTCTTTCCGCGCCACTTTTTCGACCGCCGACAACCATTCTTCCGACGGCATCACTACCCACTGTGTCGATCTCACGGTCTCTTCCTTCGGACAGAGGAGCATTTCCACGATCTCCACCACCTCCGGCTCGTCGAAAACGCCAAGGAAAACCCCGTAGATTTCCTTGGGAAACGCCTTCTTAGCCGCGTGCCGAAATTCCTGAATTAACTTCGGGTTACAGCGGATTTCAAAAGCTGGAGGTGTCGGCACATAGGTATTCTACTCGGTGTTTGCGACCGGCGCGCTTTCAGGGGTTGCGGAACCGGGGGTAATAGCCGCGCGAAAGTCCTGACGGGCAGTGATGACACCTGTGACCGGGCCGGAGATAGCACCTGGGTCGTCGTACAGGTCTTCGTCGAAGAGGAATGTGTCGAAGTAGGACATTAGGCGTAGAGGTACCACTTGGTAGCAGTCGCGTTATACACCCCGCGGACAATTTGCCCGGCGAAGGTGGTGGTCACAGATACGGCGATATTCCCAGCCGCGGAGAAGGTTAGCCCATTAGGGCAGATGAAGATAACCTCATGTCCTGTGCCCCAGTTCCCCCCGAGCGTGTCGATGGTCGTCGTGCCGGTAATTGTTATCACCTTAGCCATCGTGGAGGGTAAGGAGACACTCGCCGCGGCGGTGATAGCCCCGAGAGTTGTATCGGTTCCGATATTTCCAGCGACCGCCCAGGAAGACGCGTTACTGGTTTTGATGAAATCCTGTACGGTGTTTCCGAAGCAGTTATTACCAACAAGAGTTAGTGCAATTATCGACCCCCCGAGCGCAATGCCGTAGTCTTGAGTCACACCGAGGAGATTTGTCGATGTGTTTCCAACTACGACGACACGAGAACTGTCGTTGATCTCAAGTCCCGCTTTCGATGACGCAGCTTGGTTATTATCGTGGATGTAATTATTCAGGAAGAAACTGTTCGAAGCTGCGGTTGCCAGAATACCAGCCACCTGACTGCGTTTGATTTTGCAGTTCCGCACGATAGGATTCTGAATCGTGGTGAAGTTAATACCGAGATAGGCACGGTCGATTTCAATATTATCAACAATGACAGTTCCAGTAGAAGCGTTTACGGCGTTGATTGCCGGGGCAGTTCCAGGGGCACCATTCGCATAAGTAATGGAAAAATCACGGAGTGAATATGTTTGAGCAGCCTCTACACAATCAAAGACATTATGCGCGCCGGGGGAGAGTACGGAGCCTTGTCGGCTCCCATAGACTTCAATCGCCGGAGTTCCTGCGAGGAAAATCTTCTGACGAATCGTTGTAGAGCCGCGCGGAACCTGAACTGCTCCGCCGTTTACAAACGACTCGGCGTACTTAATCGCCTCCTGAATACCCCCGGTGGCTGAACCAATCGTCCACTGGCCGGAAGTGTGGGAATTCGCCGGGGTGAAGGTTACGGTGGTGGAAGAAGCCCCGACGCTGACGTTGGTAAGAAGAACGGCTTCCGAGGAAGCGCCGTCGGTGATGTAGAGGTAGTGTTTATTGATGGAGCCCGAGGTGACACCCGTGGGCGAGGGAGTGATGATAACGGTCGCCTGCGAGGAGCCAGCTAGATTCGTCGTCCCAGTGAAGGAAAAGGTGAAACCGTCGGCGTTGAAGACTTTCTGGACGAATTGGAGATTCGCACCGAGAGCGGTTTCGACGGCGATTAGTTCGTCGGCCAAGACATTGTGATGGGCCGCGACGACGTTTGCTTTGACGGCAACTCCGTTTGTATGTGCCGCGGCGGCTGAACCGTCATAGCCCCGCGTGCAGTTGATGTAAGTCCCGGTAACCGAAATCGAGCCGAGCAAAATCCGTTCGTTCTCAATCGTAACGACGGAGTACGCGGAAAAGACCCCCGAGGTTACGACAATCGTAGTAGCCCCGGAGGAAATGGTTCCCAATAAAGTCGTCGACGCGCGATTGTCCGCGGCGATTAAGGTGGCGTCGGTGGCTACAGATGTCGGGTACGCAGGCATACCTTCATTATCGCCTATAGCGTAATCTGTTGTTGATCGCCCGAAGCCAGAACCACGTCCCCGCTAGACAGGTACTCCAGCTTCATCAGCGCCGTCGATCCCTGCCGCGTGTCCAGCCCGGTCACCGTGCAGGTATCGGCGGAGCAGGTGTTGGTGGCCGTCGCGCCGGATGGCTGGGTGATTGTTACGCGAACCTTCGTGGCCGATGGGACCGACGAGAGCTTCACACCAACCGTGATCGAGGTCGTCGTCTCAGGCGTGAGCCCTCCCACCCGGTCAGCAAGGTAGGACTGCGAGCCCGGCGCGCCCCCGACGAAGGCATATTCCTCGTCCAGCCGCCGTCTACTCTCGACGCGGGCATCATTTGCGCCGCCACCGCTAATTGTTCAACCGCGGGCACGGTGACTCTGCGTTTGGCGAATGTTACCGGCGGGCCGATTAACGTCGCTTCCTCGTCCTTCGTCTTCATTGCCCTCTAAGGAGCCCTGACCATGGCCTCTCTTTCGGCATCGAACTACGTTGCATTTCCGAACTCGCTACCGCGTAATCTAACCGCGGTTCCGGCGATCCTAACCGACATCTGCACTACAGATGCTTTGGTTTTTCAAGTTCACGTCTCTAACACCACCGGTGGGGCTCTAACCTTTCTTGTCCAGGATAAGCAGGTAACTCCAGGACAGTTAGTCCCGACCGTTTCAATCGCGGCTAATACGGCTTACATCCTCGCGTGGCCGGAAGGTCAACCGGCTTCTTCAGGACTCTCCGTTCAAGGTTCCGGCGCAGGGCTTCAAGTCTCGTTCGTCGGGTCGTACAAATAAGGAATCCTCATGTTTAAACACGCCCTCCTCGCCCTCGCCAGCGTCGTCGCTTTTGCTCAAATTACGCCGATTCCCGGCGGGGGCGGCGGGGGCGGGGGTTGCGTGGCAGGCGCTGGTATTGCCTGTACGGGCTCCACGATCAGCGTGGACACCGCCGTGATCCAGTCCCGCGCGACGGCCCAGGCTGGCACGTCGATCAAATGCACGACATCTACATCCACATCCGCGCCGGTCTGTTCCCTTACACCTACGCTGACCGCCTATACCGATGGAATGGTGCTCTCGGTTTCGCCGCACGCCACTTTCTCAGCTACAGCTACACTTAATGTCGACGCCCTTGGCGCGCGCAAGGTGTACAAGATGGCGAGCGGGGCACCGGCTCAGATTGATGCTACTGATGTTTTAAGCACCGGCAAGTACCTGTTCATCTACTCGTCGGCTTTGGATAGCAGTACTGGTGGATTTTTTGTGGTTCCGCTGGCTGGAGGGAGTGTGTTTACTATCCCATTCACCAACTACGTCCCCGCCGCCAAGTGCCAATCCGGCGCGGCTGGACTATCCACGTCCTACCCCGTCACCAACGCCCCCACCGCGTTCTGCGATACGACCGCGACCAACGCCGTTTTTGCCACAGCCCGATTCACGGCTACCGCGCAAAGCATTCAGGACCACTTCCGTCTACCTTCCGACCAAACCGGGGCGCTAGACTTCTGGATCTCAACCCGCGCTGTGTCCACCACCGGCAATCAACTATGGGATCTGCAAACGGCGTGCGTAGCGACTTCGGAGACGTTCAACCCGACGTTCAACACCGCGCAAACCATCACCATCGCGACGGCCGGGACAACGCTACAGCAGACGGCTGGCAGTCAGGCCGGGGTAACACAAACTGGATGTGCGGCGGGCGAAGTGCTGATGTGGAAATTGACCTTGTCGGCGTCGACCACTACCACCGGAAACATTGATTTGATCGAGTACGGCTGGACCGTGCGGAGGACGATATGAGGATTGTATTTCTACTGCTGGCGATTCCCTGCTTTGCCAGTGACTACTACCGACAGGTCATCTTGCAAACGCCGGGGCTCGTCTCGTACTGGCGCCTAGACGAGTCATCTGGTGATTTTGCAGACTTAAAGGGCGGCAATACGGCTACATCGATTGGAGGTATTACATATAGTCAGACCGGTCCAATAACAGGTGACGCCGCGACCGCAGTGCTCTTCAATGGGTCTACTGGCAATGCCTCCATTGCCAATTCCACGCCGTTTGCTTTCGACTACAATACGCCATTTACGGTGGAGGCGTGGTACAAACAAACTGGGTCCAGCAGCAATGTAATATTCTCGAAAATGCAAAATTCCGGCACATTTGCCGGATATGAGCTAGCGGTAGGATCTGGAAATCTGCACCTATTTCTCATTAACAACTTTGGGTCCGCTTTAATGATTAACAAAGATTGGACCACGACATTGTTCTCGAACGGCGTTTGGTACCACATTGTTTTCACGTACGATGGATCGCATTTGGCATCTGGGTGCGTGGCGTATGTTAACGGCGTGCTTCAAACCGGGGCTGCCATTAACGATTCCTTGGGATCAAATTCAATTACGACCGCCACTAGTCCATACATTGGTTCCAGGGGTGGATCTTCTGGCTTTCTTAACGGTCAGTTGGCGAACCTCGCTATCTATGACCGAGTTTTGACATCCACGGAAATCGCACAGCATTACAATTATGGCCAAAGGTCTTCTCCAATGTCCAGGTCAACGTCTGCGCCTCTCAATGTACTGCTGGACAATGACAGCGCTGGCGACCGAGATAATATATATGAATTACAGGGGTTTCTGCGACTGGCGCAACTTGGTTATTGGACCGTGGTTGGGTATATCAATGTGGATGGCGACACATATGGTGCACCGTGTATGGAGGCGATCTTTAACTATAGCGGCTTTGCGCCTACCATCGGCACCTACCAAGGGGCTGGCTTTGCGGATATGGACAATATCAACTGCGCTCCCTATGCCGCCGCTAAGTTCCCTGGGAAAACACGGTTTGACTACCCAACCGATGCGGCAACATATCGACAATTACTCACAGCGGCACCGAATGGGTCAATCACGCTAATCCTGGCAGGTTCTCCCGCCAGTTTATACAACTTCATGACCGATGGCGGAAGCCCTTCCGCTGTTTCATTGATTACCGACAAGGTTGTCAGGACGATATGGGTGGGCGGCATTTACGCCACTGGCTGTGAATACAACTTCGGCTGTGCTGCCGCAGTTGGGCCATCCGTGAACCGTACCAACGGAAACTATGTTCTCGCCAATTGGCCCGCCAGCGTACCGTTGGATTTTGTCGGAATTGAATTGGGAGATCCAGTCATAGTGCTTGGGTCCGATAATCTGTACTCACGCCCGAATGGTAGCCCGTTCTATACGCTGACGTACTCCTCGCGCCCGGACTGGGGATCGCTTGGGCATTATGCCGCCATTGGAACGTCCTACCTAACTGTTGCATCGGCGTTAAATGGGAGTAACGCTATCGATTCGACAACTGGCGTGAACACATGGACATCCACGCCCGCCGCGGGGATGCAGTATATGGGGAAGGCTGTTTCGGACGCCGTGCTTATCAACCTAGGCAATTTCCTAATCAACGACCCATCCCACCCCTGGGGAGCGACGTGGTAGCCCGATGATCTCCCGCCCATGTCACGCCGATCTGGAGCAGGAGGCCGCTATTGCTGTATGGCGTGCGGAATCCAGCTATGACGGATCTGTGCCCAAAGCGGCGTGGCTTGCCATGCACGCGCGGTGGGCTCGGATCAACTACGCGCGGGAGTGGGTTGGTACTCGCAGGCTGACTCACTTCATCGCCATCAACAGGGACTTCCACGCCAATGGAGGCGATGCAATAGAACCGCGCATCCGAAGAGCAATCGCGTTGCTTCCGAAGGCAGAGCGGAATCTAATTTGGCTTCGTTTTTGGGCTGGCTGCACCGCTACCGAAATATCAGCGGTGACTGGCAGTTCCACCATGTACATCGAAAAACAGTTCCAGAAAATCGTCAGGGATCTAAGGAGATACCTATGCTTCACGCCAGATTTTTCGCGGTCCTCGCGCTTTTGGTCACCGGAGGAGTTCTCTCTGGACAAGATAAAATCACCGTCACAGTGCAGCGAGGAACCGTCACTAAGACCGCAGTGATCGACCAAGCAGCGGCCACAGAGGCGATGAAGGCGCTCGACTACCTTGTTGCCACGTCATGCTCGTCGCCGGGGAATTGCCAGTATGCGAATGAAACGGACGCCATCAGGAAGAATCTAGTGGCTTTCTTTGCGCAGCAATTACGGGTTACTCCAGGCACGGCGATGAAGGCTGTTCAAGACGCCTCAAATGCGGCAACGGCGGCACTCGACAAGGCTCAAAAAGACTACATCACAGCAGCGCAGGCTCAGCCGATTCAATAACATGAAACACCTACTCCTCTTCCTCGCCAGCCTCCCGCTACTCGCCCTGCAGAACGGGGACTTCAGTGGCAGCAACCAACTGAAGTTCACCGGCCCAGCCGTGTCGTTGACCGACTACCGGATCGAGGGCCGATTCAGCGGGTTCTCGGCGGCGAGCGATCAGGGGATTATGGGGAGCAATGTCAATGGGCCGCACTGCGCTCTGGTGACCGCGACGGTGATCCTACGATGCCGGGACTTTACCGGCGCGGGTCATCACGTCTCCATCGCTATCACCGGTCGAACGTTCGTGCGATTCATGTCATACCGGCTTTACATCACGGGTTCGCGCCACCTTTAAGTGCGGAACTCAGACGGAACCGGCTACACCAGCGGCAGCATTACCAACGCCGTCGCGGCCATCGCCTTCAACGGGACCACACAATACGTCGGGGCCTACTTCCAGCCGGGGAGCGAATGCGCCTGTGAGATCGGGTTCGCCCGCTGGTGGACAACGACCGTTGCGCCTGCCTCCTCCGCGCCCCCGGACACGCTGCTTCTCGGCTATGCGGATCTGGTGGATATCGAACTGGAAGGCAATACCAACGACTCCAGTACCAACGCCGTCACCGTCACCACCACAGGTGGCGCGCTGGCCTACTCGACCACCACTCTCTACCCGCCCTCCGCCATCATCACCTTCACCGGCGCGGCACGGGCCGGTGAAGTTCAGTTGGTTCGACCCGCTGAAATCCCCGTTTTGCAGGGCGAGTAGCGGGAGGGAGGCGAGGAAGAGGAGTAGACGTTTCATATAGTAATCGATTTTTCAGTAGATGTCAGGAACACAGATCCGCTAGCGTCAACCCAGGCGTGCTTCAGGTCGAAAGTACCGGATGGTAGTTGCAGTTCAAACGAACAGGTAGAAGTGCACGCCTCCTGCGCAACGGCAAAACCGTCAATGTACACCCTCACAGAAGCACCGCCAGACGGCGGAGAGAAGCCAAGCGAGATCGATCCGCCAGACGCCGATCCGCTGAACGTCACCGAGCGCGGCTGGCCTGTCGTACCGTCGTGGAACAGACGGAACTGATTTCCGGCCACCGTAACAGCCGCCGCGTTTGGATACCATGTTCCGGCAGGTAACGTGATAGTTCGGTTCTGCGCGCTCAACCCGTCGACAATAGCGACGTAATCCGATCCGCTCGACCGAACCTCCCCTGGCCCGCCAGAGAGTGTGAGATTTGAATAGGAGACGCTGGCCGTCCCTGTCGCCATGAGAGACACGTCAGTCCCGTCCGTCCACTGAACTTTATCTTCCGACGAGCAGGTAGTGTGTGTGCCACGAACGATCTGGGTACCGCACGCTTCATTCGTAACCGTGAAGGTGGTTGACTCGCCCTTGCGCCAAGGCAGTAGCACGGTTTCCAGCGCGGAATCGGAAGTCTTCACGCGGAGAATATGCTGGCGCTCCCGGAACGAGCCGCCGTTGGCTGTCGCGTATTCAGACTTCTCCCGACTCGAATGCTCTACGTGCGACCAGTTACCGAGACAATAATCTGCCGCGCTCGATACGTTTACATAGGCGTCCCAGTCAATCCCGCTGGTTGCGTGCTGCGTCCAGGTTTGTCCGGTGAACTGAAGCCTATTCAACCCAGACAACAATGCTGCGCCCGCAGTGCAGGAAGGGAACTGCGCACCGGAATCGTAGTTGCGAGTCGTCGGCGTCACATCGCCGCCGTTGACCGTAACCGCACCGGTCGCCATGTGCATTGAGGAAACGATCTTAGATACGCTGGCGTCGGCCCCGCTGAACGAATCGCGAACAATGATGATCGGGTATGACGCCGCGTGAGACAACATCCTAACATCTCGCGTCCAGGTCGTCCCGAAGGTCGATTTTGAGAACGATCCATACTGAAACTTCCCAAATTCTGTTGACGCTGCCGTTCCCCATTCAGTATTCGGGACGTTATAACTCGTCATTGTGCCGTCCCACGCGACAGACAACTCAGACTCGCGGATCGCCTTGGAGTGCATATACCCTCCAGGCGTTTGAGGATAGTATAGATTGGCGTTCCAGTCGATACTCAATGGCGCTTTATTCGCGTAGATAGAGACTTGCCCGTTATCCCTGTGTTTGTGGTCCGAATACCAG